AAATGTGTAAAGAAGACACATTTTGAATGTTGTTATCCATTTATTCACTTGTATCCTCAAATAAAAGAAAGAGAAGTGTTATCTGGTTGGGCTGCTGATGGTTATTATGGTATTAGTAAAAAGGCTATTCTACACTATGGTCCAGATAAACCAAAAAGTAAATTTGATGAATTTAGAGATACATATTTTGATAAAAAAAATCAAGCTGGTTACATCTGGCACAATAGAGTTGCAGAGATGAACAATAAGAAGTTTATTACACCCTATCTTACAGAAAGTGTAAAACAATATTTTTATAATATGACTTGGTTGGAGTTAAACAAACCTACACAAAAACATCACGTTAGAAAAGCGTTTAAAAAAGAATTTATGAATACTGGAGTTAAGAAACATATTAATTTACAACTAGGTTCTGGTGTTGATAAATTATTTGAAACGTTAATTAACAATAAAAAGATCAATACAAATAATCGTAAAAGAGTTATGGATATTTGTAGAGATTGGGCAATAAAAGTAAATAAAATTAATTTAGAGGATTTTTAATGTCAATTTCTCGTCAAATAAAAATTAACAGAAAAACTGGTACTGTAAGTAGGTTACCAATTCACCTTTATATAGTTTATTATAAAATGTTTGATGCTTATAAAATTGGTATTTCTTTTAGAGAAAAAGTATATACTAGATTAGAAAATTTAAGAAAAAAATATTTTTGGCCAGATTATAAAATAATTTATAAAATTGAAATACCTTCTATATATGGAGAAGAATTAAGACAAGCAGAAGCTAAATTAAAAGAAATATTTAAATCAAAAAATGGACAAGTTATAGTAAAAAATCCAAATATACATTGTTATTTTGAAAATAAAGAAACTAAAATTTTTACAGCAAAATCTGCGTTAGCAAATGGTGGAACAGAAATATTTAATTTAAATAAAGAAGATTTAATTTATGCTGTAAATTTTTTAAAAAAAATAGAAAAAAAATTTAATTATGATATTAGTTGATTTAAACCAAGTATTGATTTCAAACCTAATGGCTCATACTAGAGGTCAGTTAGATGAGATACCAGATAAAGATATGTTAAGACATATGGTACTTAACTCTATACGTGGTTACAATCTTAAATTCAAACAAGAATATGGAACACCAGTGTTGTGTGCTGATGGTTCTAATCCTTGGCGTAGAGATTTCTTTCCACATTATAAACACGCTAGAAGAAAAGGTAGAGATGAATCTACAAAAGATTGGACTAGTCTATTTCAATTAATAGGTGAGATAAGAGAGGAGATTGCTCAAAACTTTCCTTACATAGTTTTACATATAGACAGAGTAGAGGCAGATGATATAATTGCTGTACTTGTAAAAGAAAACCATAGTAAAGAAAAGATTATGATTGTTTCAGGTGATAAAGACTTTATACAATTACAGAAGTATCCAAATGTAAAACAATATGCGCCTATTCAAAAGAAGTTTGTAGAGGGTGAAGATCCAATTATATACTTACACGAACAAATAATAAAGGGTGATAGATCAGATGGAGTACCAAACATATTAAGTCCAGATGATGTATTCGTCACAGGCACTAAACAAAGACCTATAAATAAAAAGAGATTAGAGGAATGGGCGAATATAGAGAACATACCTCTTGGTTCAGAAACTAAAAAGTATTATGAACGAAACAAGAAATTGATTGACTTGGACGAAATTCCAGGTCTTATATATAATGATATACTGAATAAGTATAAAACATATAAGGTAAATGACAGGACGCTGTTGTTAACTTACTTTATAGAAAATAAATTGAAATCATTGATTGAAAATATAAATGATTTTTGATAACATGCATGGAGAAATATAATGGCACAAGATAATCCTAACTTGATTTCCCGAAAAGCAATGGAGGCGATGGCCAGTACATCTGGTTCTTCATATCCGTTGATTAGTGAAATCTTTTTAAAGGTTAATAACGCAAAAGATAAACCTAAAAAGATACAGATTTTAAAACAGTACGATAAACCTGCTTTAAGACAAATCTTAAAAGGTGCTTTTGATCCTAAAATAGAATGGGAACTACCAGAAGGTATACCACCATATATTGAAAACGAAGTACCAGAAGGTACAGAACATACACTTTTAATAAATGAAGCAAAGAAACTTTGGCATTTTGTTAAAGGTGCTGATCCTAAAACAAATAAACTACAAAAAGAAACTATGTTTATTCAAATGTTAGAAGGATTACATAAGGACGAAGCAAAAGTTTTATTAGATATGAAGAATGGTACCTTAAATAAAACTTACAAAGGACTAACCTCAGATATGGTTAGAGAAGCGTTTGGTTGGAACCAAGACTTTGTAAAACCATAACGAATCAATAGAATAAAGGGTGCGACAAGTTGTTGTTCACCCTTTGTTCTCTCTAAACCCCTCATTTTACTACATTTTTTTACCAAAATACCTGTTGACAAACGCCCTCTTTTCGTGTATATTATAAATATGAAAGAGAGGAAATTATATTATGCGTAAATTTTTGATAACCATTATAGTATTAAATACTATGATTTGGTTAGGACTATCGAGTCTTGCCAAAGCGAATGACTACAATAAAGCAGTTGTAGGTCACGTTATACAAACTACAGTGAATGGTACAAGTGTTGATACAAGTAAACTGTTAGAGTATGAGATGCAGAAGTTAGCACATCAGTTTGCTATTGAATCAATCACAATACTACAGGCCTATTTGCCTGCGATTTTAGATGGAATATCAGCAGAGTTAAGACTTAAAGCTGATAAGGAATATAAGTGTAAACTACTTAAAGGTTCTAAAATAGAAGATGACTGTAATCAGTAGTTTTTCCAAATTGGATATAGAATTAAGAGTTTTGATATTACTTTTTATAATATTATTATTATGCGAATTAATTAAAGGAACGATTCTAAAATGGGTAAAACAAAAACAACAAGACGATCACAAGTGAAAAAAATACTTAAACGTGAACTTGTAAGTAATCGTAAATATAAAACGACTTACAAAGATATTAAGTATTATTTTGATATGATTAATAAGGCAGTATTTAAAAATATGTTGTCACCTTTTAATGATATTAAAATTAAAAAAATTTATAAAGATGAGAGTAAGAAGTATTGTTATGGACAAGTTATTGCTTGGGAGTGGAAAAGAAAAGGTACAAGAGTATATCATTTAGAAATGCTTCCTAGTTATAGAAACAAAAAAGAATTTGTGGACACGTTAGGACACGAAATGGTACACCTATATCAAATGGCTAATGTAGGTGATACAGGAAATCATAATAAGTTATTTTATAGTTTCCGACCAAAGTTAAATGCGATTGGCCTTGATTTATAATGAAAGAGATACATAATGAGCGAAGTGAGAAAGAAAACAAAAGAAATAGACCATTACGTTAAACAAAACGTAGGTGAGGCTTTAATTCAATTAAGAGAACTTGTCAAACCAAGTAATCGGTCAGGTACAAGTAGAGTTTACTACACAGGTAATTGGGTAAACGACATCTATAATAACTACACAGAAAAACAAGCACAAAAGATATTTGATAACGCAAATCAATACAGAGATAAGTTAGACTTCTTTCAAGTTAAATTAAAAGAAACTTATGAAGACTACACAGAAAAAACTTTACAAGCATATGAATATATTGCGAGGGTTAAGTGAAGATAGTTTTTAAAACTTTAATGTCAGTTTTTGTTGTATTATTTTTTATATTAACATTTTATTTTTATACAGTAGATACAAAGACAAGAGCAAATTCTTCGGTTCCTAAATTACCAGATTTTGAACACGACACAAATCAAGCATTTTTAGATGATGTTGTAAAATGTGTTGAGTACATATATCATAAAGACAAAAAAATTATTGCTGTTAATTTAGAACTACTATTAGCACAAGCATCTTTAGAATCTGCTTGGGGTACAAGTAGATTTGCTAAAGAAGGAAAAAATTTATTTGGTATTCGTACATACGATTTGACAGAACCACATATGTTACCGTCTAACAAACCAAAGAAGTGGGGTGTAAAAGTTTATATGCACGAATGTGATAGTGTTAGACACTATATTGATATACTAAATAATGGTAGTAACTTTGAAAACTATAGGAAGTTGAGAGAAGACGGTATTGACGATCCTTTTATACTTGTAGAAACACTTGACGCCTACGCCTCAGATGTAAATTATTTTCCTAAAATTAAGAGTATAATAACAAAAATAAGAAACGAGTATACAGTAAAATATGTTTTTAACGATACTAACATTTCTATCAGCGATTAGTATATCTGTAATCGCAGCAGGGTATTCTATCATAGGTCTAGCGACATTATTTGCTGGCGCTGTGATACCTATTATCGCTATGGGTTCAGCACTAGAAGTTGGTAAACTAGTTGCCGCCAGTTGGTTATATAATAATTGGAATAGTGATGTGCCACGTTTACTAAAAGCATATCTCTTTGCTGCAATCATTGTATTAATATTCATTACATCAATGGGTATCTTTGGTTTTCTATCAAAGGCACACCTAGATCAAGTAAAACCTACATCAGGTAATAATATCAAAATAGAACTTTTAAACAATCAAATCAATCAACAACAATTAATAATAGACAGATCACAAAAGACACTAGATCAATTAGATAAAGCTTTAGAAGTTTACATAGAAAAAGAATTTGTTACTAGAGGATTAAAAGAGAGAGCAAAACAAGAAGAAGAACGAACAGAATTAAATAACGCCATCAATAAGGCAAGTGATAAGATTGCCGAACTTACAAATCAAAAGGCATCATTAAGTTTAGAACAAGATAAGATAGAAGCAGAAGTCGGACCTATTAAATATGTGGCAGAGTTAATCTATGGCGAGAACGCACAAGATAACTTTGATAACGCAGTTAGAATAGTAATACTCATATTGATATTTGTATTTGACCCACTTGCTGTACTTCTATTAATCGCCGCTAACATATCATTAAGACAGTGGCGTATGAAGAAACAACTAACTCAAAATAAAGTAAAAGAAAATTTACAATCTAAATTAGAACGACAAAAGAAAAGACTAGACAAATTAGGTAAGAAACAAAGAGATTATAAGAAATTAGTAACACAAATGGGTGATTTTAAGGGTATGTCACCAGACGAAATCAAAGTAAAATTAGACCAAATATACGATTGGAACGATAAAAATTAAGGGTTGACAAATACATTAAATTATGATATATTATAAAATGGAGGCTATATGATAACACTTGAAGATATAAAACGTATGAAGTTACCACATCTAACAACTGATCAAATTAGACGGTTGACAAATGCAGAAAATACTTGTAAGATAGCAAAAACCGATTGGAGTAAAAACTATTGGTTTAATGTATTTCAAAAACTATGTGAGAAGTATGATTGTATGGATTATTTTAGAAAGGTGATACACTAATGAATATATTTTATTTGGATAAAGACCCTAAAAAGGCAGCAGAATATTCGTGTGATAAACACGTTGTCAAAATGATTTTAGAATCAGCACAGATGTTATGTACAGCACATAGAGTACAAGATGGTGAAATGGTAGTTGGTAAATCTAAAACAGGTAGAAAGAGAACTACTTACAAACACCCTAATTCAAATATGGATGCAATTCTATATGGCGCTGGTTGGTTAAAACACCCAAGTTGTATTTGGGTTATGGAAAGTGCTTATAACTACAACTGGTTATATCAACATATGATGGCTCTTGGTGATGAATACACAAAACGATATGGTAAAACTCACTTGACAATTTCAAAACTAGGTGACTTACTAAAACACCCACCTAAAAATGCGAAAGTAAATAAGATCGGTACCGATGCAACTCCTGCAATGCCAGATGAGTGTAAAATACCTGGCGATGTAGTTGGTAGTTATCGTAAATATTACATTATGAAAAAACAAAGATTTGCTACTTGGAAAGCTCCTGCAGTTATTCCAGAGTGGTATGTCAAAGGATTAGAAAGTGAAAAACAAAAAGAAATCTAATCCTATGGCGAAGGAAGTTAGAACTTCTAAATATAAACCTAGAGTGGTTAAACCTAAAAAAGGTAAAGGAAGTTATAAACGTAAACAAGAACCAGATGATGGATGGAGTGGAATAGTATGATAGATGATGATTTAGAAGTGAGTAGGCAAGAATCAAAAAGAGCAAGAGATGAAAGACTTGCAAAAGAAAAAGGTATGATTAGATTATTTACAGTTAATGAAGAAGATATAATGAAAAAAGGATTTGTTGATGTCAAAGAAGAATAAAAAAGAAAGACCAAAGATTTTTGAAAGAAATCCTAACACTGGTGTAATTCGTTGGAGATATATAGATGAGTCACCAGATAAATTTGGTTGGCCTAATTATGGTAGAATATTAAAGGAGAAAAAAAATGGCTGAATATAATAGAAAAAATATGATTGAAGCAATTAAAGAACATGCAAAAGGACACATTAAAAAGCATTCTATGAATGTAGAAATATATTTAAAGAACGCTGCTGGTGTTGGTGAGCATCCAGATATAATGGAAGCGGTAGAAAAAGAATTAAAGATTATAGCAGAGTATGATGACCAATTAGAAGTTATTGAAAAATACTTTGAACAAGACCCTCTAAAACCAATACAAAATTAATGCCGATTTATACCTTTAAGAACAAAAAGACAGGCAAAGAATTTGACGAAATGATGTCAATTGCTGAAATGGAAGAGTATTTGGATAAGAACAAACACATTACACAGGTTCTTAAAGGTCTAAATATTATTAGTGGAGTACAAGGAATAAGTTATAAGTCCGATGGTGGTTGGAAAGAAAATATGAGTAGAATTGCCGAGGCACACCCAAACAGTCCACTCGCACAAAAGTATGGTAAAAAATCTACTAAGGCAATCAAAACACAACAAGCATTAGAAAAGAATAGAAGAAGATTAAGAGGTAAAAAATAATGGCAGAAAAATGTAAGAATTGTGAATGTGATGCACATTGTCCAGAAACTTGTTTCGATTGTCAATGTAAAAAATGTGATTGTTCAACTTGTAACAAAGGTAAGAAGTAATGGCAGACGATATACCAGATTATATGCGTGGGTTTGACCTTGACGAAGATTGGGGTATTACACCAGTTTCAAAACCTGCTGAAACAACACAACCTACCATAGACCCAAGCGTAATAGAAAATTCAAATTTAGAAATATCAAAAGTAAAAGATGATGTTTCATC